TACCTTTCCAATTATATTGTTGTAAAGATTGGTCTTCGAATGGGTCGTCTTGTTCGCTAATCACAACACCTCTTTGATAACCAAAAAGGTATTTCATTCTGTACAATTCTTCGTTGATAATGTTACCCATTCTTAAACACTTAATGAATCAATAGTTAATGAGTTGTTTGACGAAGCGTTATCACTCGGTGTGTTAACCACAGGTGTATTAGTAACATTAACTCGAATAAAAGAGTCACACGCGGTCATGGCATTTTTTGTGTTATTACCAATTACACCATCTTCTTTTAATTTGGTAGGTAATTTATCTGTAGGACACTTATCATTAATCTTAACTTGTAATTTTAAAACTTTTTCGTTACATGTTTGACCAGGTTTAGTGTCTTTACCAGGACATTTCGCAGTTAAAAATCTTTCCGACGTAGGTTGTTGAGGTACAGGTTGTTGGGTTGATGCCTGTTCTTTTAATAAAGAGTTTTTTCTATCGTTATGTAATTTTAAGATACTTTCTCTATCTGATTCGCTAATAATTAATCTTTTTTTCATTTTAAAATATTTTAATAAATGTTAAATACCGTAATCAGAATAGTTAACACCACCACTCTTAGGTGTTGATACGGTTGAGGTTTTCTTTACAGTTTGACTTGTTTTAGTGTTACTAGTTGTTGCACCATCTTTAGGACACTTCCAACCTGATTTTCTATAACCAGCAACATCAGGAACTGTACTACCATCAGGTTTTTGAATAACCCATTTACAAGCCGCAGCTTTAGGTGCTAATTTCTTATCTTCTTCCGCTTGTTTAGTCATAGCGTCCATTTCTATTTTACTGTTTTTAACAGCATTATCTAATAAAGGTAAAAACACATATGATTTCCATTCGCTATCAGAATCAATATCACCGTCAAGAGCGTCATATAGATTTTCACTGTGTCTAGTTAAATAGATATTAGATAAAGCACATAAGTCGGCAATACTTGAAACTAACTGAAAAGATGATTTAATTAACCCTTCGTTAGTTCCCACACCTTCAACAGCTTTATTTATATTATCGGCAATTTTAGCCAAATAACTATCATTCATTTTTCTTTTACCAAGTTTACCTTTAGATGTACCACATTTTTGGAATATTGCACGAGCTTTGTCACCTGATTGACCTGCATTAAATGCCGCTATAATAGTACCAAGAGGACCACCTAATATAGTTGCAGTTGTTAACATACCAGCGTCAATTTCAGATATTTCTTGATTTGTATCAGGCTCCATAACAGAATCTTCTTCTTTTAGGTATTGTTTTTTTGTTGCAGATTCATGAAGACTTAAGATTCTTTTCTTCTCATCCTCATTAATTAAAAATAATTTATTCATGATATTGATTTTTTATTATATAAATATCGCATAAATCAAAAAAAAGTCGTACCTTTGTGTGGTAATTAAAGGAAACGATTCAGATACATTGTATTTAATTACATGGGTAAGTCTAAACTGACTTATTTGAACGGGGGAGGAACGATTCAGATACAACCACCCGTTTTTTTATTTAATCAACCCAAATTACTAATTGGTCTTCACCAACTCTAAATGGATTATTTAAAGACTCTCTAAATACTGTAACAATAATTAATTTCCAAAAATTATCCTCAACATGTTTTGGGACTATGGCGATAGCAATTTCTTTATCAACAGATTTAACAACAAATGATTCGTCATGAATAATATTATGTTGGGCAATTTTTTCAGCAATGTCTCGTAAAGATAATTCAACAATATATTTAATCTCGGCATTTGAGATTTCTTTTTCATTATAATCTGAGATTCCTGTTCTTGTTTTTCTGTGGTAGGCGTGGGTTGTTCTATCAACCTCAAATGAGTATTGTACTTTAAATGATGACATTAACTGAGCAATTCTTTTCTCTAATAATAAATGCTCCTTAATTAATTGACGTAAATTACCCATATAACATAAATATCCTTAAAATAAAAAAGGGACGATTACTCGTCCCTTTTAATATTTCCCTTAGGAGATTGATTATCTCAATTCTCTTAAGTCGAATGTACGAACACCGTCAACTGTGATACGTCCGTAGAAACGGTTGTTAACCATTTTCTTAGCGTAACGTGTCATAATACCTTTGATAGGTGTAAAGTTGAATGGGTTGTACATTGTAGGAGTTAATTGTAGAGGTACATACGGTGCGTAGATGTAACCTGTGTCTAACAATGACGTTCCTTTGTGTCCAATTAACACTTGGTTAGCTGGGAAGTAAGGGTCACGGTAAACTTGGTAACGACCTGCTAATGTACCAACTCTTTCAATACCCATGTTGTATTGGTCTTGCTCAGGTGAAGCGTTAGATACGTGGAAGTATTCTAAGTCATCAAAAATTGCAGAAACCTCAGATGATACAACAATCCAGTTAGCTCCACCACGAAGTGTTGACTTGTGGATTTGTGCTGACAATTGGTTGATAGCTGTAATCAATGTTTGGTTCCAGTCTTTTTGAGTGTAAGTCATATTTCCAGAGATTCTTCTCCATCCATTGTAATCCCAACGTAGGTTCCAAGCCGCACCTTTACGTAAGTCACGTAAAATTTCACGGTCAATCTCAGCTGCAACTTGCTCAGATAACAATGCTGTTAACTCAGCCTCAGCGTCGATGTTATGGAATGCAGCTACGTCTTGAGCTAATTCAGGAGACCATTGTGCTCTTAGTTTTCTTTCTGTTACAGATACTGTAACTGACTCAAGGTCGAAAGAAACTTCACCAATTTTGTCTTCAAATTCTAACTCTTCGTAACGTCTCCAAGCCGCAGCGAATGATGTACCTGAAGCAGCTTCTTCAATAGTAGTACCTGTGTAACCATCTAAAGATGTTGCGTCACAGTTAGCACATACAGGACAAGATAAGTCAACTTCTAAGTAGATACAACCTTCTACGTCACATACGTCATTGTAAGAACCACCATTACCTGTTGAAGGCCATGTAGTTTGAGTTGTGTTGTAGTTAGGTGCTACGATACCTTGACCATATTGTTGAGTAACAACTCTGAACAATAAAGCCCCTGTTGATACAGTACATGGTGAATCAGCCGCAACTGTTAAACCAGCACCTGTGTAAATAACTAAGTCAGATAAGAAAGACTCAGTGTCAATTTCTGAACCATCAGGACCAATCATTTTACCAGTACCTGCTTGTGCGAAACCACATAATTTAACGATAACTTTTCTTGTGTTACCTGAAGGGATAATTTCACCTTCACCGATTTCTGCGTTCACTAAAGAACTACCTTGCCAAGCTTGGATTACTGTGTTTGCAGTAATAGCTGACCAACGTCCTTTAGAGTAGTCAAATAATCCTGGTGGGTCTAAAGCTGGTTCGTTACCTTCGTAGAATAAATCGTAAAGATTTTTTTGGAAAGCTCCTGCTCCAGTGTAACCTGCGTTAGGATTACCAGGGTAGTTACCTGGAGAACCTACAGGTGCGTAGTGCTCACCACTTTGTGTTGCAGTACCGCCTGAGTAACCTTGAATTTTAGGTACAAAGTAGAACAATTTACCGATAGGTAAGTTCATAGCTTGTACAGAAACGATGTCGTTTGCTAACAATTTAGAGAAAACACGTCTAACGATTGGGAATACAACAGTTTCGAATGAACCTGATGAACCGTCAGCAGTTGCCTCGTTAATTAAGAAAGAAGCTTGGTTTTCATATAACTGAGCTACGTTTTCTTTTAGGTGGCCGTTAAGACCTTCTAGGAATCCTAATTTATCCCATTTGTTGATAGTATCTTCTTTGATAACTTTAAGGTGCTTAAGACCGATGTTACCAACAAGACCTGATTCTAATAATGCTCCCATTTTAGTATTTTTTTGTTTTTATTTTTTAGTTTATTTTTATTTTAATTTAGCCATTAAGTCTTTCATTCTTAAGAATTGAGGATTTTCATAAGTTTTAGACTCAATCAAATTAATTGATGAACCTGTAGATTGTACGTTTTCAATTTTACGTTCAATTGATTCATTAATAGATTGATTGTTATTAGTCGTAGTTGAAAGTTCTTCTTTGATTGACTTGTAAAGATTCTTAGATTCTTTAAGAGTCTCAACACTATCAAATCTTCTCAAGATGTTAATTTTCTCTTGTTTAGATGTTGAATGTTCAGTAAACAAACGAGTTGCGTAAGCCAAATTAGAATTGAATACTGCTACTTCGTTTAATTTATTTCTAAACACGTTAAGTGCTTTTCTGTACTCTTCATTTTTTTCTCTAAGAACGTGTAATTCTGTAGCATCTACATTTTCTTTAATCGCGGTGTTTGCTTTAGAGTGAGCTCTTGGTTTTGGTAAACCACCCTTTCTAAAGTTAGAACCAGCACCTAAAGTTCTTGATGCTTCTTTTGTCTCGACCTTTTTAACGTTTTTCATTTTACCGTCAAGGTTCTCTCCTTCTTTGTATTCAAACTTAGCTTTACCTGTACCCATAGTCTTGTCAGCTTTTTTCTTAACAGTTTTAAAGCCACCCTCCATGTTAGGTTTGTTTGAATATATTTTTTTGTTTGGTGAACCCATTCCGACACCCTTAGGTTTTACGGTCATTTTAGACTCCATAACGTCTTCACCTTCTTCGTATTCTTCTTCAAGTTCGTCGTCATACATTTCGTCAAGTTCTTCGTCAGAACCTTCTTCAGAATCAAATTCGATTTCATAAATGATATCATCATCTTCAACACCCATATCATCTTCTCCTTGCTCTTCCATTTCAAATTCATCTTCAAACTCAAATTCTTCGTCTTCAGACTCTTCTTCATCGTCAGCAAAAACTTTAGATACGATATCGTCAATATTATCATCTTCCATCATGTCTAATTCGTCAGACTCGTTCCATTCTTCGTCTAACTCGTCCATGTCAAACTCAAACTCGTCATCACCTTCTCCAACAATCATGTATTCTTTTTCAGAATCTTTAAGATTGATGTTTCCAGATTCGTCTTTGGTAACCACGATATTATCTTCGGGTCCCATCAAACTAAATACTCGTAAGATTTCGTCATCGTCTTCTTCACCTGTAAGGTCAATGGTGTCTTCTTCTTCGTCACCCATATCGTCGATGTTATCAGCATCCATTTCCATACCTTCTTCGTCGTCACCCATTTCAGGTTCCATCATTTCAGGTTCGTCCATTTCAGCATCTACTTCAACCTCATCCTCTTGTTCAGTAAGAGATTCTTTTACTAGTTCTTTGATTTCTTCCTTCATAGTAGAAGCAAGTATTCCTTTTGCATTCTCGGCAACAGCTTCTTCCAAATTTTTCATTTGGATGATTGCCTCCTCAACTAAAGATTTTTCTTTCGCCATGCGTTTTTTATTGTTTTTGTTAT